TGCAGTTGCAGGATCATCAAGATCACTTAAATTATTTGCTATACGTAAAAGCGGTTCTCTTACCAAATCTACTGTTACTTGTTTATCGAATAGACCTTGTCTAGTTAGCATCAAGTCAACGTCATCAGACGTTGCTGCTACAGGTAATTCGTTTATTTGACGTGGATCAGCCATTTTAAAACCCCCTATTAATCGTTAATTATTTGACTTTGACCATACGCAATAATATTAGCAGCCGTACCACCACTGATCGCTTGTGTGCCATCAACGCCAGTTGCTCCTAATGTTAAAACGTTATTACTTAATACATTCAACACAGGTGCGCCAGAAGCCGCTCTAAATCCTGTTGCATGTATATAATTTGCAGGCGTTGTTATGTCCACCGCATACAAAACTATTAAACTATCATCAATTGGAAATAAGGCAACGCCATCCCCATCAGTTGTTGTGAATCTGTCTTGCAATAAATAATTATGATAATTTAACCATTCATATGTTGAACGTGCTAAAAAATTAAAAAATTGTCTTGCAGGCATTTCAAAGGTGTTCCACCCTACGTTTTTTTTACTCTCAGGTGGTTCTATGACGTTATTTATTCCGCTTATTGTGCTTTCAGTATCAACTGTTGCCCATCTCGGTAGCTCTATTGTTGGCCTTGTTACCATTTATTCCCCCTATAAATGTACCATTATTATTTCTTTTCCTAGCTAATGCCTTTAAACGCATTTTAGCTTTTGTTTCTTCAGAATGTTTTCTTCCTATACTTCTTATTTTAGCAGCTTTTTTCATTTTTAATATAGTTTCTTTGGATGCTTTTTTCCCAAGTTTTGCTTGACTCATTTTCTTTTTTGTTTCATCAGAAATTATTTTACCTGTATTTTTTTCTATAATAGTTTTTCTATATGATTCATCTTGCCATCTATTTTTTGAATGTTCAGAAATCTTTTGTTTAGTTTCATTTGATAATTTTTTACCTGTAGAAATATTTCTTAAATATTCAATCATTTCAGGATTGTTTTTATAAAATTCTTTATTTGCATTACTAATTTTTTTTCTTAATTCTTTAGTCATTTTTCTTTTTTTATTGTATTTTATTAAATCAGCTTCATGCATAATATTAAAACATTTATCTAAATTATCATTTATATAATTTGTTTCTAATTCTAATAATTTTTGTTTATCAATATTTTTAAATTCTTCTAAGATAATGAACTTAAAATTATCTTTTCCATATTTATTATAAGATTCTTGTAATATTTGATTTGTATGAATATTTTTAGATAGCATATTAAAATGATCATTATTTCTTCTATTTAAATACATAGAAGATCCTATATATACTTGATCTGTTTTAATATTTTTTAACATATAAATTCCTATTCTCATGACATAACCTCCAACCATCTATTAATTGAAGTAGTATATCATTAATTAATATTCTCATCTACCATTACCTCTGCTAATTTCCCACCACCGTCAGGACTTTGGTCAAGGAAAAATATTGCTAAAGGTCCAGGATCAGATTCAACTTCTTCAACCTGTATTAAAAATAATTGTTCGTTACTACTCTCTAAAAATCCGCCATCGTCTAATTCTAATGGAGGTGTTGCATATGCACTGTTATTTATCTCTAACTCACCATCGTCATCAAGAATAAATAAACCAAGCGATAATTCACTAAAGCCTTGAAACCCATCATCAGATAATGCAACTTCTGTAGTTATCACATCTAATTGCGCACCATCATCTAACTCAAATAAACCACCGTCATCAGTAACTAAATATGCACTTAAAAATTCAAATACACCAAATAAAGGCGTTTCTCCAAGTGAGAAGATTACGGATATATAATCTATTGCCGTCGGTGATAAAAACTTTAAAAATAATACTAATTCTTGTGGCACATCAAGCGCACTTCTTGTCTCAAACTCACCACCATCATCAGTTTCTAAAACACCACCGTCATCTAATTGCAATGGAAAGGTCAATAATACCGCACCACTTATATCTAATGTATTAGGTCCATCTGTAAATATCTGATAACCAGCTGGATAGTTTTCCCAATATCGTAAAAAATTACCCGCACTCAAAACACGAGTAGCTTTTATTATCGCCTCTGGATCCGCCTTAGATGTATTAATAAATATCTGAAAGTATAATGCAGCACGATAAGCTTCGTCATCACGACCAAAACGCGGCTGCCCTAATATAACACCTAACCTATCTAGTTGTTCACCCTCAGCAAGCTCTAACCAACGCTTTAATAATAAATCATCTAATGTAGTCTCAGCTTGCGTTAGGCCAGCAGTCAATGCACGTGCTAAGCCCTCTATAGCTGCAGCCCCTTTAAACTGTTCAATAAATAATTCAATACTATCGTCAACTATACTCATAATATATTAACCGTAATTCTTGTTAAATCAAAATCACCAATCTCAACTTCATCTATAGTTAAGTTAGCAGCGCTATAAGCACCAGGAGGCCCCACAGCCGTTGCCGACGTTGCTAAAGTTAAATCAATTAATTCTATGCCACCAACATTATAAATAGGCTGCGTAAATTCTTGATAAAGAATATCTTCACCAACATTATAAGATTGACCAAATGCAAGTATCGCAGCTGCAACGTCATCTGCACCAGTTGCACTAAACTCACCAGAAATTACCGTTAAATCTACCTCTACCCATACATAAACAGGTTCAGGTCTTGAGAAAAATATAGATTGTGAATCGCCATTACTATCTGTAATAATTACGTTAACGTTGCCAGTTGTCTGTATGCCAGCAGGCTTTAATTCCCATATCTTTTCTGCAATCTCAGTGTCATCACCACCTTGTACAACAGTCTCAAAACTATGCGCAGGCCTGCCATCAACTTCAAACGGTTCTCTATTTTCAAATACAAGCGCATTTAATACATCTTGAACCTCTTGACGCAATCTTGCCTGTATAGCTTCTACCGAACCTGCACCAAGTACTCTTATTGAGTTTAAGCGTCTAATTCTTAACTCCTGATCTGTTTCTAAATTTCGACCCGCAACACCATTTTCTATATTAGAGATAGCATCCCATCCGCTAACAGGCGTTACGATCTCTGTAAAAGTCCCAGATAAAACTGTTATAGGACCTGTGTCTATAGCTTCAAAAAGCAATGGAGATGTTCTTGATGTGATAGTAAGTTCACTACCTACACTTCCATTAAAACCAAGATCATCTTGATCAGTAGTAATATCAAATTCGCCACCGCCAAGATCATTAGCAGTAACAGGTTCGGTTTCTCCATTAATTGCAGATACTAATCCTGCAGCAATTGTTAAGTTAGTTGCAGCAACTCCACTATTATATGTGATGGAAGTGCCATTAATAACTACCGTATAATCAGTGCTATCTGCAACTGTTGTTACCTCAATTACTAATATTTGTGCATTACTTCTTGTTATAAAACCATCTTCTGGGTTTTCAAATATTTCGCCAGTCTCTGCAACCGCAACTTGCGACCCTGCTGGTATTAATGTAGATTGGTCACCAGTTATAGATGCTAATACTCTTGTCTTAGTTGCCTCTAATCTTCTTATGCCTACCAAGTCAACAGCGTTATCTAAACTTATACCCTCAGCAGTTGCTGGATATTGAGAAAAATAAGTGTTCTCCATTTCCTGCCATAAATCTGCAATGATATTAGAAAATATACCTATCAATTGACCAAATACACTATCAGGATCTGTATTGACTTCACCAAACTCATCTAAAACCGCTTGCTCTAATTCCGCTTTTATATCCGATAAACGCTTACGTACAAAGCCCAAAGGAGTAAGTCCAAAACTCATGGCAATACCTCATTAAAAACAATTGGTCCATCATCAGTTAAGACACTAAAATCAACAATTAATTGACGTGAAAAATTATTGTAATCAAGTGTAAAACTGGTTAACTGAATTACTCGAGGTGTTTCGATAATGACTGTTTTTAAGATATTTTCGACCTGCTGAATATCAGATCCTTTTTCTAGAATAGATTGTAGATAAGGCACGCCCGCTGTACGGTTTAAAAACCATTCTGTAAAGAAGAATTTTAAACGTACCTTTAAACGCTGTGCTGTTGAATCAACATCATTAACAAGTTGTAAATCATATGCTTTGACTTGAAGATCATGACTTACAGTGTCAAGTTTCAAGTCTCTATTTTGTGTCATAAAGAATTCCCCCCCGAATCTTTATAAATTAATCATAACATTGTAATTTTTACATTACAATCAGATATTAAACAGGCGTACCCGTATTGCTACCACCAGATTGAACGCCGCTATGTACATGCGATTGTAAACTAATGGTTCCAGCGGTTATATCTCCATCACTATCTATTGTGGATGTTGTCACAACAGGTCCATCTATAGATACATTTCCACCACCACCACCTGTAATTGTCGATGTTATACCAGTTGCAGAAGTTCCTATTAAGTTAGCTGTCATTGTTAAGTTATTAGTTGCAGACATTGCTATATTATTACCCGCTGTCATGGTAATATCATTGCCCGCATTTATATTTACATTTGTTGGCGTGTCTATATTCACATCACCACTTGCAGTTATTCTTACTGTCGTAGAATTATATTTTATTAAAACATCAGTGTTGTTCTCTGATAAGGATGCAACATTAAATGGATATAAACCCGGTATAGCAATCGCATCTGTTAAATCAAACTTTCTAGTATCACCCGGTATTTGCTGCCCACCTAATGCTAACCAGTTCTCCATTGCACGCTCTGAAAATAATAACAATACATAATCACCTTTATTTACTGGAAATGTCATGGACGCATTTGATGATCTTGGCCACACCACTGGTACACTGACTACAACTGGTAAACTTTGAGATTTACCATCCTTATAACTCTTTTTTATTAATGGCAATACTGATGCCTTCTGAATTGTATGATCATAACTCTCTATTCGACCAGGCATGCAAGTATGCATGTTATTCATCATGCTTTTAAATGCTACATTTAATACGTCACTTAAAATATTATCCATGTTACCCCTCTATTGTTGGTCTTGAAATCGTTACTGTTTTACCGGGCAAGATAACCTCTGCAGGTGGTGTTATTTCTACTATTGTAAACTCAGTTATAAAATCACCAGCCCAGTTATCACCAGTATGCGTTACTTTCTCTACTCTAAATTCTGGCTGCTCTAATTGCACATTAGGACTTTCTAAAAATACTTTTATACCCGGCTCAATATCAGGATTTAATAACATTTTTATTCTGTAACCGGGCTTAGGTTGTGCCCCCGCCAAGTTAGCTTCCAAATCATGAAGCTTCTCAGGCTGCTCAATTAAACCCTCTAATTGAGATATAATAATTTCCTGTGTCTTGGTAACATTTCTTTTTTTTATTATTTGTATCTCTTCATTTTGCACAGACCATTCTAAACCTGCTTTATCAATTACCTTATTCAATGCTTCCTTAACGCTGCCACTATGAGAAAACCCCTGCAAATATGTTTCCTTTATGTCATCAGGTATTTCTTTTATTGGTAATTGTAATTTATTAGCTAAGTCTCTTATAATATCACTAGACTTTGAACCCTCTTCATAACTAACGCTTGCCCTTGTTTCTCTTGTCTTCTTTACTCCATCTCCACATGTTAATGTTGATATAATATCTGGTAAGTTTTTCTTATGATTAATCTTAGTTAGCTGTCCCTTAAACATTAATTTATTGCCATACCCTTCCGAGTAACCTGCACTTATTGTTAGAGTATCATCAAACTCCCTAAGCAAGCTTCTGGTATATTCACTTAAGTTATAAACATCAACCTTAGCTGTATTGCTATCCGCCTTTGTGTTTTTCTCAACCATAAAAGCAATACGCAAAGTTGAAGCCGCAAAATTCTGATCTAAACCAGTTTCAGGGTTATTTATGTTTACTAATATATCCCTAAGAAATAATGCCATTAACCTCATCCTCAGTTAAGTAAACTAATTTTACATTGGTACCTAAATCATTGCGACCAATACGCTCTAATCTACCAGTTATATCAACAGGAACTATTGCACCCGGTGGAACATCACCACGACGATATCTAAATAATATTTCATAATTAATAACTAACTTAATGCCACCAATTAAAATATTTCCCTGCCTGTCTTTTAAATCCATTGTCCAATATTCATGTCTACTATTCCATATCAAAGCTATACGATATGTAGCACCCTCTAATGCAATCTCAAAACTATATGCTGGCAAACTTTGAGTTGGTATTATAAAACTCATCTCTAAACTCCTGTTAAAGTACTAGTTACTCTACCTAAAACATCAGATGCTATATCACGAGCCGCTGTATCTAATGCCTGATATTGCTGCGCTGTTGCTGCATTTAAATTAGGTAAGTTAGTTGTTAAATCAACTGGCGTAAATCTACCAAGGTTAAGACGGCTAGATGCTTGATCTACAACACCATTAACCTCAGATAATACATCCTCAAATAATTCTATAGTTAAGCTGCCAACCCTATTTACTTTCTTTAACTCAACAGTAAATCTTATTGACTGACCTGTATTCTGATCTCTAGGCACCGATATACGTGTTATTGCCATATCTGTATAAACTCTATAACCAGTAACAGCTGTTACTAATTGTCTTGCTTCTCTTATTGCATATAACTCATCAAATGTTGTTTGAGAATTAAACCCAGATGCTAAACTTAAAGGAGAATCAGAAACAAAACCCTGTATTGTTACCCTCTCAGGATCCAATATGATATGATCTGAAATCCTCGCACCTGTCTCAATAGGCTGGTCTGTTACTGTACATGTAGCTTCATGATTTTCTGATAAAGTTGCCTCTATAACTAAAGTTCCTATTGCTGTTTTTCTTTGACCCCTAGGATTATATAATAATGATATTGCCATAATTTTTTACTCTAATTCAGGGTTATTAACTAAAACATTTTGCAAGCTGTTTTCATATTCTTCTCTAAACGCTTCACGTGCAGCTTGTTTTAAAAATGCAGATTGCTCCTCAGATGTGCCCGCAGGTACGTTAACTGTTATATCTGATTTAACATTTACATTTCTTGAACTATTAGATGTGTTTACATTATTGACAGGTTGGAAAGCAGCCATAGGCCTTTGCTCTACCATTTCACCTATAGTTCCACTTGTTATGCGATCTGTTATCTCTTGTCTGTTTCCACTTTGTCTTAATTGCTCTGCTGGCGTAAAATTCTGCGCGCCTGTTTTTAAGTTTCTATTAACGTCAACATTAACTTCATTATCTTCATCAAGTAAACCTAATAACTCACCTACCCATTTAACTGCATCGATAACAGTACCAACCACTCCACTAATAGCATTGGATAACATATCCCATGTAGCAAATACCCAGTCAGGTATCCATAATTTAACTTGATCCCAATAAGCTATTAATAAAACAATAGCTGCTGTAATTGCAAATATAACTGCCGATAAAGGAGCCGTTGAAATAGACGCAAATATACCAGCTAAACCTACAGCCCTAAGTGCAGATACTAAACTTACAAGAGCACCTATAAAGTTAGATAATTTAGCTGCAACAAAAAATGCAAATAATAACTTTAATGCATTGGCTGATCCACCTACAACTTGCGCAAAGAAATCAAACGTATCTATTAAAGCTGATAATACTGCCCATAAACCTTTTAAGAATGTGATAGTACCTTCAATAAAGCTTTGTATTCTTACTTTAATTAATTCTCTGTTAATTAATACAAAATCTCTAAAACTATCAAATAAATCTGTAAATACTGGCAATAATTCTCCGCCAATAAGATTTTTTAAACCTCTCATTACTTCGTTAGCTTCAAATAAACTATCTGTAAAAACTTCTGAAGCTGTTAAGGTTTCTTTATCAATTACTATTCCTAATTCATGGGCTCTTTGTCTTAATTCATCTAATGTATCTCTATTTTGAATTAAAAATGTTCCCATTCTTTGGCCTGATCTACCAAATAAATCCTGAGATATAGAAGCTCTTATTGATGCATCTTCAACTTCTCTTAATTTATCTCCTACTTCTTCTAATAAAACTTCATTTGATTTCATTTCACCATTAGCATCACGAACAGTAATACCTAAATATTCTAATTGTGTAGCAGCAATGCCAGTACCTTGAGCAGCCTGACCCATTGATCTTGAAAATAATTTTAAACCTTTTTCTAGTTCTCCTTGAGAAATACCAGCAATATTTGCTGCATAAGCATATTCTTGTAAAGCATCAGTGCCTATACCTAAATCTCTAGCGGTTTTAGCAATATTATCGCCTTGTTCTGCTGTTGAAGATGCAAGTTTAAATAAACCAGCCGCAGCAGCAGCAGCCGCCGCTCCAACAGCAAGTATACTGGTCTTTATCTGATCCATACTTTGATTTATAGATCGAAGTTTTTTATCATCAACCTTAAAACCAATAGAAGTAGTTAACTCCCGGACTGTTGCCATAATTTCATTCCTCCAGTTTATTTTGTTTTCTGGAATTTTCTTTATAACAAATAATTCTTAAATTATTTTCATAATGTAACCCAGATACGTTGTTTGCTCTTAATGGAATGATATGATCAACAGCATATTTTTTTCTTCCTTCTTTTTTGTTCATTTCATAACATTCTTTATAAATAGAATTTATCTTTTCTAAATTTGCCCATGATGGAGTATGCAATTTTTTAATAGCATCACGTGTTCTTTTATAATTTAAATGTCTTTCATAATCTTCATAATAAAGTTCACGTCTTCTTTCTAAAAGCTTCTCACCTTTTATTTCTCTATATAATCTATTTTTTTTAATAGCTTTTTCTATATTTGCATTTCTAAAGTCACGAGCTTTTTTATTTATTTTTTCACGATTATTCTCACGATATTTTTTAGAACGTTCACGGCATTCTTTACGATATTGTTCAATTCCAACTCTTTCTAAATAACGTTTATATTCTTCAGAATAATCTCTTGGATTATTGTCTCTATATTCCTGATTTTTTTGTAATATTCTTTCTTTATTATTCTCATAATAATCTTTTTTTCTTTGTTTTACTTTTTCAGTATTATTTTTTCGATATTGATTAACTTGATTTCTAGTACATTCTTTACACCAAGAACTATAAATATTCTTATGCAAATAAAAATTATCAAAAGATTTTAAAGCATGACATTTACTACAATTTTTCATATAAAAACTCCCTAAGTTATAATCAGAAATATTATAACAAAGATTGGTTTTATAATCTAATAGTTTAACTGTTGTCATCGCTTGCTCTTAGCCTTCATTTTTTCATACTCATATGCTTCATAAGTATTTTTCATATCTAATAAAGCATTAGCCCTAGCAACATCATCTAAACTCCAATGAGTTTCAAGCTCTTCTAATGTTGCAACTTTCTCAAAAACAAGACGCCAAATAATATACTCTTGACTTAAATCTTCTCTTAATTTTCCAAGTTCTTTTGATCGACTTGACTGCTTGCTTGTATATTTAGCTTGCCAATATCGATCGCCTGAAAAAAAGATGCAAAATTTACCTCTAAAACAAAAAATAATGCTTTAAAAAGTTCATTAAAATTACCTGCATACACCATATCAAAATGCTGTGGTGTAATTTCTTTGCCTTCGCGTCTTGTCATGCAAAGGAGTTCTAAAACTAAGTTTTCAAGATCATTTTCATCTAACCTATTAACTAACATTTCAACAGCCTTACCTATTGATAAATCAGATAAATCCACATCTAAAATATCCATAGATTTAGCTGAACCTAATGTAGCAAATAAACTTGGCGCTAATAATTTTACTAACCTTGTTTGTAGCTTCAATGCACGACGCGCAGGAAACTGACTAACATAATATTTTGCACCTTCAATTATCTTTTCTTTAGACTCAATCATAAAACTCCCTTTATATTAAATTAAGCTTCTTCAGCAACACCAACACCTAGGTTACCTGCAACATTAAATTCCATGTCTGCCATTTCGATAACCCATTCACGGTTAGCAATTTCTTTTGCATATTCTACTGATGGCATACCTTGTATCCAACCAGTACCTGAAAAGAATCTTGATGTACCTGAATTATCTTTTATTAAAACAGGCACCACACCGCTATTATCTAACTCATCTTGTGCAAGCAATGCACTTAAGACTTCATTAGAAGGACTTGTTTGTTGTAATGATAATGTAACAGTACCTGATCTATTATTACTTTTAGATCTAGATACAGTTCCATCAGCACCTGTTACTTTTGTAAAACTTTGCTCATCTCTTGCAACGGTTATAAATGTACCATCTGCAAAATTACCCATAGCAACGCCATTTACTGTCATCACTATTTCGCTTGGGCTATATGTTCTAACTCCACTCATATTTAACTCCTATAATTATACTGAAACAACACCACGAATCTCAAGGCTATGTATAGCACCAGCAAGAGTCGCGAAGAATGTTATATTTGGGAAATATCTATTTGCTCTATCATTAAATGGTTGATCTGCAACTTTAGGAATGGTTACCGTATATTGTGGATCTGCAGCAATTAAATCTTGAGCTATACCAATATCTAGTTGTGCTCTTATCTCAGCTTCAATAATTGCAGCACCTGGATCTGTATAAGGAATCTTAGGTAAGTTAACTAATCTTGAGAAAATTCTTTCAGTCATACGAGCTTGTAACCAGTCAACACCACGAATAATATCTATAAATTCGCCTTCAGCAACTTTGGCTTGATATGTAAAGCTAACACCGCCTCTATTTTCATAAGTATTACAATTCTTATTTTGTGCGTTAATACGTTGTGTAGCTGTTAACTTAACAGAAGGTATTGTAGCTAATGTCTTAAATGCCCATGTTGTAGACCCCGGTGGTGTTGGGAATTGCTTACCAAACCATGCAGCTTCTGGATAAATATCAGCAGCTTGATCATGATAAATTACAAATGTTCTTGCATATTCAGCATCTGATAATACATAAGCAATATCTGTTGTAGATAATGCATCTAAAATATCTGTATCAGATGAAGCTGTTCCAAATAACTTAATACGAGCTTCACACCATGCAGCAGCATCCTCAACATCTTGTTGAACTCTTGATGTTAATACAAGGCCATACCAGTCATCATTTTCATCATTAACCGCTGTTAAATCATCTTGTAATGCGTCACTTGCTACATAATCAGCTACAGATTGATTTTCATCAAATGCTAATGTCCATGCATCATTTGCCACATCTGCATTAATATCATAAGTACCATCTAGATTATCAACTGCAGTAACAGGCTCTGAACCACCATTAATAGCAGATACTAAAGCCGCAGCTATCGTTAAGTTAGTTGCAGCAACACCTGAGTTAATTGTAAAATCAGTACCGTTTATTGTTACTGTGTAATTTGTAGAATCTACAACAGTTTCCACAGTCATAACAACATCATCAACAGAACGTCTACCAATTGCCAATTGTATTGGACGTGGTTGCTGTGATAATACCGCTAAAGCTGCTACATATTCTGGATCTGTAGCTTCAAAGCCATCCTCTAAAATAGAATCTGCTTCTTGGTAATATCTAATTCTTTCATTGAAAACTTTGTGTGTGCCTAAAATCATAACAACACCGAAACCTAATTGGCTTACAGGTGTGGTTTGTCTTGTAATTTGTACGTTCACTATGTCACGTATACTCATAATTCCCCCCCGAAATATTAAAAGTATTCAATTAAATAATAACTCTTTTAATTGCATTATACAATTAGAGTTTTAACCTATGGTGTGCTATCGATATCATACGTTTGCGTAATAACAACGCTACCATCACCCTTATCAAATTCACCCTCCATACCAACGCGCTCAATAATACCAACCTCAAATAAGGTTGGGCTTGCACCTTGATTAGAATATCTGAACCTAAATTCCATTAAATGCCTTTCCTCATATAAACTATCTTGTAAAAAAGTTAAATTTTGGCTCAACTCTCTATCGATAAATACAATGCCTGCTGCATTCAACGTTTCTTTTATATTAACTTGTTGGATAGATGTTCTTAAATTCTCAAGCGCATCTATACCACCCGACCCATAATAATTCACTTCTAAAGTAAGCTCACGGTTACCAAAAAGTGCTGCATCTCCATCATCATTAGGAGGCGTTTCATAATCTGGACCCGTGCTATTTATATTTAATATATTCAATGTTATATAAGGCAACGCTGGTTGCGGTGCATTAGCAAAAGACCATATAGTTGTGACCCCTGTCACGCTTGTTATCCAATTATATAAAGCTAGTTGAAGTGTAGATATAGCTACCGTCATAACTTTACCCCCATGCATTTATAATGACTAATTACATTAGATTGGTAAGGCATAACTGAGATTATTTCAAAGTCAAAACCAAAGGCCTCTAATATATCTGGATTTGTTGAGCCATCAGGTGCAACTGTTAATAATTGTGTATCTGTATATATTTTAACCGCTTGTGAATTACGTCTAGCTTCTGGTAATTCCTCCATCTCTAAGCCACGAACTGGTTGTACTGATGCCTGTATTACAAAAGATGATTCAGAACCTTCTACCCAAAAACCATTTACATAACTACCTGCAACTTTTCTTCTAACTGTAAAAGATGATCTAAATTGTGTTGTCATTTAAATACCTCCACAGATCTTATAGAGTTTCTCATTGTACCAGTATCTATTAACGGCTTTGAACTGCCTTTTTTTTCTATAGTAGATGGGGCATTAGGTTCCCAATTAGTATTTTTAATAGATTCTTTTATAACCCCTTCGTACCATTGGCCTAATTGGCCTAATCCTTTTTTAAAGTCTACTTTGCCTTTATAAATATCACTTTGCAGACTTAATACTTTAACATCTATTTTATTTTTATTTTCATCAAATGTTTTTCTTATAAAAGGACGTGATGGAATTTTTTTAGTACCAAATTCGTTTGCTGCTGCATATTCATATATATATGCAGTGCTATCTTCATCTTCTTCATTTTTGCCTGCATCAGATTGTATGCCGACCTTAGCATAGCTGCCATTCTCTGTTTTAAGATTTTTTAAAATCTTTTTCCAACCTTTATCTACATCTTTAACAGTCATTATTTCTATTAACTTGACGTGTACGAGGCGTAAGCAAGAACATATTTTTTAATCTCATAAATTCCATACCATAATTAGTGCTGCTAAATCCTGATGGATCGCTGCCTGCACCCCCGAAACTTCTTGCCAAGTCCCCCTCTTTTTCTGATGTTATATTTCCACCCACACCACCACGTTGTGATAATGTGTAATTATGAGCTGTCAAATATGCAATTGCTAAATTCTTTATATCAGGCTTACATTTAAAACCAACCTGTATAGTTGCATAAGAAATAAGTCGAGCTCTGACTGCAGGATCAACGCTTGCCATTTCAGGTGCAATATCTAAAAGAATAGTATCAATTGACATAATTTATTCTCCATCTTCTTCGTAGAAACTATTAAGCTGCTTTTCTATGGCATCTAAAACTAGTTTTCTACTGTCAGATTTTTTTATTTTTTCTAATAATTTTATATCGTAAATATCTTTGATTTCTTTAGCTAATTCCTTAGCGTTCATTTCTTCATAATTTAAAGAATTACTGTTTTTTTTCTTAGGTAAATCAGATAGTAACTCTAAGTTTTTTCTATCAATATGACCCTGCACGTGAGGGTGGTCAAGAACCGATATATCTTCTAGATAATTTAGGCCTGGCATAATATAATTTTTGCCAACCACATAAACATATGTTAGATTACTCTTCAACTTCATAATCAAAAATCCCCCCCGATTTTTTGAAGTTAGTGAGGTAGTCGATTAAATACTACCTCACTTAAAAACAACAAGGATATACATTCCTATGAAAAATGTATTACTCTAAACTTGAAATTAATTTTTCTAATTCCAAAATTTTATTCCTATATTTCTCTATATTCTTTTTCTTTAAGCTTATGCTTATTTTATTTCTATATTCTTCATCTTTATAAATATTTTTCATACTATTCATTTTCTTTTCTCTATATTCAGGATCCTGCCAAAGCTTCTTACTTGCTTTACTTCTTTTCTGTTTATAATCTTCTGTATTAATAGCTGCATTTCTTGCTTCATTTACTTTATTCCTAAATTTAGGATCCTGCCACCTTTCTTTTGATGCTTCAGATTGTTTTTGTTTATACTCTTTGCTATTAACAGCAATCCTTCTTGCCTCATTTACTTTGTTTCTATATTCTTCATTATCCCAAAGTTTTTTACTTGAAGCACTAATTTTCTTTTTTACTTCTTCAGAAACCTTGCGACCTTTAGCTTTATCACTTAACAATTTTCTCATATTAGGATCAGACATTTGTTTTAATGCTGCTTGTCTAATTTTTTCAATTGTCTCAGGACTTCTTTTTCTACCTAATTTAGCTTTACTTAACTTTTCTTTATGTTCTGCACTTTTAGTAACGCCTTTAAAAGTTTTTTTTGCTCTTTCACTTGATAGCTTTTTATGCTCATCAGTTCTTTTAACACCCTTAATACTTTCGGCACGTGGAGCTGTATTTAAAAGATTATCTCTATTTTCATTTAAATAAAAATTTTCTCTCTCATATAAAAAACTTTTATCAACATTTTCATGTTGTTCAATAATTTCAAAACTAAAATTACTTTCACCATATTCATTAAATGATGCCTGTAATATTCTAGAATGATGTTTATTTTTTCTAAGCTCTTTTTTATGATCACAAATACGGTTTAAGCAATTAACGCTTGAACCTATATAAACCTCTTTAGTTTGTAAATTTGTAATCATATAAATACCTAAAACTTTTTTCTTGTATGTCATACTGCCTCCTATAAATTTTTCAGAGGCAGTATACACTATCTATTGGAAAGTAGCAATGCCTTAATTAAAGCTTACTAAATTCCCTCCATTATAGAAATTGATAACGGATAGTATGCAATTACTCCACCGCATCTAGCATGAGTATTTATTAAAAACTCTAATCCTCTTTCTTGTGCAGGAAACTGCTCAAAAGGTTGTGGTATTTCTAATGTTAGTTTATCAGGATTGTTATCATATGCAATCATAACATCTGAACTATCAACACCAAAGCCACCTACAGCTGCGCCTTTAAGCTCGTTAACCCACTCAACTCTATTAACAAAAGGAGAATTCATTAAAAAGAATTCTAAAATTGTTGTGTCAGATGTTGCACTTCTTGCAACAGTAGAGATATAAGTATATTGATCGATTGGCATAATTAATGTATTTGGAGCTTCAACACCATTTGTTAAATCAACAATACCATTAACTAAATTATTCATATCAGCTAAAATCTCATCAGGAGTTTTATTAACCCATAATGTAGAAGTTGCACCAGCATTTTGTGGAGCTGCTACTCTTGTTACATTTGGATGATTAACTAAACCTAATAGATTGCTATCATCTTCACCATACCAACCAATATTATTAATCTTTTGCTCTACAGCACGTCTAGCTGCATTAGCTTTACGACCTGTTAAGTTACGATTAGCAAATTGAGCCGCTCTAATTTCTTGAACGTTGTACCCATAAGAAGCACCAATTGATCTTATAGGTGAAGTAAATTCTTTACCCTTAATATCAGCACGTGGTAAGTCATCAGCATAATTTGCTATGATCTTAGCTAAGCCTAACTGATCAAATTGTTGATATGTAATTGACTCAGCACCTGCACCAGCATTTGTAGATACTGGGATAAGTTGAGTTGCTTTTAATGTTGGATATAATACATCATAAGTATTTGCTTTGATATATTCTAGTTCTCTTGCGAAAAACGCAGTTTCGTTTGCGTCAAGATTTACTGAAGTTATTTTTTCAGACATTGTGAATCCCCCCCGAGATTATTGATAAAAGTTTTTATACTAAATTAATTTCTAATACTGCAAAACCATCAGCAGCTGCGCCTTTTAACCAACGCACTCTACTTAATAAAATTGCATCGCCACCATCAGCATCCATTCTGAATTGCCCCGGTAACTCATCTGCATCTCCACCTGCATTTACTCTTAAGTAAACAGGATCGCCAACAGCTACTGCCTGCTCAACATATACGTAAACACGACCTTGGCTCATTACTGAAACCGCTTCATATTGGTCATATTGTGCAACGCCTGCTAATGTTTGCTCTCTTGCATGATCTAGTAAAGCAACCCCTACAAAACCTTGCCCATTAGAATAAGCAGCTGAACCGTTTGCTTGTGAAGCACCGTTTGTTACTGCAATATTTTCTAAAAGAACAACAATACCAGCACCTGTTAAAGTGATTTCACGAGCGCCTGTAGATACTGCTGTGATGTTTTCAATGCTATCTAATTCAGCTCTTAAATCTTCAAGTGTTGTAGCTTGATCTGTATTGAATGGAACAGTTGTAATTGCAACGCCGTTAACATCTAAATCGATGTCGTTAGCAGTTACAAAGTCTGCATCAAATGATAATACTGCAACGTTTAGCTTAGGTAATTGGCAGCCATTTTCAGCAACGCCTTGTACTAAGCCCATACCAAATGCAATGTTTTCTTCTGCATTATAAGATAATACGTTATCAAAACCAGAATCAGCTTTCATTCCTCTCTGTGCGATAACCATATCGAAATTGTAGTTTAATTGTGACATGTTAGTTTTCCCCCCTTAAGTGTTACTATTTGTCTTTTTTGTCAGTCATTTTATAACCGTTTTTTAAACGATCTACATATGCTTTAAAAGCTTCATCAGAACTCATTTTTTTCTTATCTTCAGCATCTGATTTTACAGATAAAGCTTCACGTTGTTTTTTTAAACTTTCTGAATCTTCAACTTTTATTTCTGCTGAGTCTTCTACGATAAGATCGAAACAAGCTTCGATATATGTGTCATTAGCTTCGTCTAGATTTACTTTAGGACGCTTTACTTTGATAACAGATACCTTGATATCTCTATCAGACATTTCATCCATGTTAATTTCACTTGCTTCTTTGCCTAAGATTTCATTAGCTTTTGAAAGTAAACTAACTCTGCTTTTTACAGCTTCTTTTAATTTAGCTTCATGATCTATTGAATTCATTTCGTCAAGCTTAGATGAAAGTTCATCTTTTTCAGCTTTTAATTTATCAAGCTCATTTGTTAAGCTATCAATTTTTGTATTTAACTCTGACTTTTCAGAATCAAATTTTTTGAATGCGTTTGCAACTTCTGGAGCAGCCTTATATTCTAAGCCGTCTAAAGCAACAATGCTAAATTTATCATCCATAATCTTAGTTCCCCCTATATTTAGATTTGAATAATCCGAATCAATAGCAACAATACTATCGCTATTAATTACCTCTTCTGCACCTAATCCATCTAGATGTATACGTGCCTCACTTCCAGCTCTTGCACGATCTACAATTGCCAAATGATTATATATTATGTTTGTTTGTCTATGGGTATATTCTTGACCATCATAAACACCATCTTCGCGTTCCAAGTCCACTGTATATCCTAAAGATAGTTCTCTTTTTCTACCATCTCTAATATCATTTACTGATTTACTATCAGTTACCATCATAGATGCTACTATAAACCTACCATCAGTATTTACAGATTCACCTGTATACCCTACGCTAAGTTCTTTAAAATTCTTTGCATCAACTAATTTTTGTGGTGGATGGCCGTCGGTTATTGGGCGCATCTTCATGCTTTCTAAACTATTATCTTTAAAAACATCATCAGGGTGGCGTAGTTCTTTGCGAATAGTACCATCGGCATTTATATAAGTAAAAACACCTGTTCTTGTTACTATAGCATCGGCACGGAGGTAACCCTCATCGGTTACAATCGCTTTTTTGACCAACCCCCTGTCAAAACGAGCTACATTCTTCATTTAATTTTATTAACCTATAAGTTAAACAAAAAAGAAATAATTCTTTTAATTCGATATTAACATTAAACTATTTCAACTTGCAATAGTAATTTTTCAACCAGATTTACTATAATAAATCATCAAAGATAGGTATAGCGCTGCACCTGCAATTGATGGGATCTCCAGGATTACCTATAGATGGAGGCTTATCCCAACTAAATATTAAACCATTTAATTCTCTATGCTCATCCCTTACCCTATCATCACCGCTTGTTGACCATCTATATTTATCTATGCCAACTGATTTCTGTCTTACCTTAGTTAAGTTGCCATTTAATGTTGCTATCTGATCTCTTGCTATTGTCTTAGCTCTTCTTTTTGTCATAGGAAAGCGCGATTGTATTTCACTTTCTATTTCACTTAATGCCTTACCTTGTGTTAAACCTTGGCTGGCAATTACTGAAATATCCTTAACAGTTTTATCAGATATGTCTTTAATTAAATCTGCATTACGAAATGCAAATGCATTAAGCCTTGTTTGCAAATCAGGATCGGTTGCCAATACATTAACTCCTAATGCTGCCTGCGTTACCCTATCAAATTGTTTTTGATTAAAGTCAGAAGTCTCTTTTGCAATATCAGAGGTAAGTGATTCTACCTGCGGAATTCTTCTATCAAATAATACTTTGCTGGCATTCATTAAATTATTTAAATCTCTTGCCCAGTCATCACTACGAATAAAAGCAAAATTTTGTTTAACTAGCCAAGGATCGTATTTAATAGAGTCTGTATTGACTTGATTAGCTTGTTTATATAGCGATGGTAATTCCATTAATAAAGTATCGCTTATAGATTTTTGTAATATATCCACTATGTCAAAAAGCTTGCGTCTATATTCACGTTCAACAGATTCAGGAAATAACCATTGAGGAGGTCGACCACCTTTCTTCTTTATCCCTTCTGCTTTGCGCCTAGCTATAGCTTGTTTTACTGAACTTGGTATTGCCATTTAAATATGCACCTCATATTGATTCACAAGTGTAATAGTTGCATTACCAGATGTTGTTAATTTTACATAAGTATTAGGTGGAATTACTGCGGTTAATGAATCTCTTATATCCTGAGTTATTGCTATACCCAATATAAGACCACCACTAATACCAGATGATGTCGAAGAGATAGTTGTATAAGAAATATTATCATCGCTTATTTGTAAATCAACTTGACCAGATGTTCCACCTCCAATCGTTGTTGATGTTTGAAATCTAACTGTATAGATAATAGAACATGTGCGATTTACATCTGGTATAAACGCTGTGTTTAAACTACGACCGGGATTAGTATCGTAAATCCTATCAGGTTGATAAAAAGTAACTGTGCCATTACCATCAGAAGACACATGCACAAAAGGGGTCAGAAAATTAAGAGTATTTGTTAAATCCTCAATTTGAACCCCATCTTTTTGAATAGTCAAATTTTCTTTATTTAAAGAATTTTGAATTGCCATAAAACTACCTAGTTAATATCTAAGTTTCCAACTGGTGATAATACAATCCATTCAGTATCTGCAACAGAGCATACTAATCTCATAGAGTCATAATTCTTTGTAGAAGTTATATTACCTGTAATGCCAACTGTTGTTGATTTTTTACCGAAGTGCATTTGCTGATTTGCGTTCTGTTCTACTACCCAACCTGCTTGCATATCTACAACATAAAGCTCTGTGCCTACGGCTGCTGTTAATGGTAATGTAAACACAACAGGAGCAGCGTTATTTGCTAGATAATATTTATCTATTTCCATTTGATGGGTAGCGTCTGTAATGACTTCCCAAAATTCTGCTTTTGTTGCATCGATTGTAATATTACCGTCGCCGTTTGTAACTACGATACCTGCGCCGCCTGTAAGTGTACCTACAATTGGTTGATCTTGTGATGTTGAACCGATCAGTAGTTGACCGTCCTCATTATTATATTCCGCATTCCACGAATTATTAGTTGCCATATTTAAATTCCCCCAAATTTATATATTATGTAATAGTAAAATTTCCCATTGAAGATGTTACTATATATTTTAGATTAGCATAATTACATTTAATTGCCAAAGCAGAATTAACTTGCCCAGGAGCATTTTCAAGATAGTTAACTACTTGCTTTTTACCCATAAAAAAATCAATGCCACTAGGCGCTACTAACCTAAATCCTTCAACACTTCCCATCAAAATTTCAATAGTGTCACCAATATAGCAATTATCAGGTAAGGTTAAATTTAATTGTACATTTCCATCGATTATATATCCTTTATTATTTTCTAAGACTGTATCGGCTGTTAAGGTCTCCCAAACAAGACCTATTTGCACCCTGACAAACTTATCTTGCACCTTTGTAACATCAACAGAGCCCGTAAAATCTATTTTTTGAACATTGCTATCAACAAGTATATTATCAAATAATACGCTAAGCTTTGTAATGATAGGTTGACCAATAGAGCCGCCATAATTATCTACCTTTACAGTCCTTTTATCGATTATGGGTATACAAATACCCCACTCTCCATCAGGCTGTTTAAATTGTATGCAATTATCTTTTTCTACATAGCGATGTTCTGGTGGTGGACCTGTTACAGACTCACCTTGTGGACCCGCAGGGCCTATTACATTACCAAGATCAAATTGGTTATCATTATCCAATGTAATAATTAAATGACCTTCGGTTATCTTTACACTTTTAATGCCAATCCCTCTGGTACCTTCTTTGCCCATAATACCAGCGTCGCCTTTAATATTACCTAAATTAATAACTTCATTTGAGGTAAGTTCAATATTAAGTTCGTCTTCTTTTATATAAGCATCTTTTATTGATATAGCAGGAGGTATCTTATCGACCTCATCTGCAACTAGGATAGGAATGTTTTTATCTATATAGCGAGGTATATGATATCTAAGCCACTCTATGACTAACTGATTAATTTCTAAATCTTTTAAATCCATGGCTTAAATTTCCTTATAGAATAACTCATGTATTTCATCTAATTTTACTTGCTTAGCAATTTCCAAATCTTTAAGCTCTTCTTCTTTCATGTCAATACGATTATGAATGCTATCTATGCGCTTATTAATTTTTTTTAATTCTTCTGCAACACGTATAACTTCACTATCAAGAGACTTTTGAACTTCATCTATTGAAACAAAATTTTTCAAGTTTAGCAATTCCAAAGCTCTATTTTTAAATGATGACATGTTACCTCTCAGCTAATTTATTTAAAATATCAAAAAAACGATCTTCCCTTTTCAATTCATCTTCATTTTGTTGTGGTATTTCTGGCTCTTCTTCCTCTTCTTCCTCTTCTTCTTGCTGCTCCATCATTTCTTCTTCTTGCTCTTTTCTAGCCATCTCAGTTACTGTATTTCTAATCTCTTCAATAGCTGATACATCTTCTGGAGTCATTTCAGGGTTTTCTCTTGTCTCATTATCAATAAAAGTATCCATCGAATAACTTTCGCCTCCAAAACGTGCTATAGCAACCTCACTTGGATCTAACACACCTGTGTTGATATATATCTGATCGGTTTCAGCAATTGTTTTTCTAAGTGTAGCATTTTCTGAATCAGTTAGCTGCCATAAAGGAGTAAATTTAATGCACCAATTTTCTAGCTCACGGCCACCAAAGCCACCTTCACTAGATAACATGATTATTTTAGTAAGCTTTTCGATAACAGGACGCAGAGTATCTTCTTGTTCTCCTTTTATATTATCATAAAACATTCTGATATCACTAGCACCTGTTGCTTGCAATCCTGCTGGCGCCTGCCCCATAAGGAAGGTAACTGGTATACCAGACACTGCTGCTAATGCTAATGTAAATTTATCTATCAATCCATCAAGACCACCTACAGAAGAACCTAGCTTTGTATAGCTTTCATTCTCATCAAGTAATATTGTATTTGCTACATGTCTTGAGGTATCTATTATCTGTAATCTTTTTTGAATTAACTCATCTTCACCCGCTGCTAACATGTCTTGTAAATTGTTAATTGTTAAAACAGATTGTACAAAATCTTCCATGATATTTGCAGTCGTACCATAAGCGGCGCCTAAATTTTTTAATTGTGTATAAATAGGTTGTAATACACTATCACCCCAGTAATCATTATCGATATAGCGACGCACTGGTAGCTTTTCACCATCCATTTTTATTATTCTGGATTCATGTACTACGATTTCTGCTGCTGCTGTTTTTAAAGGATTTATTCTATAGAATTCAGGCTTGCCAAAGTTTCTAGACTCAACGCCATATACATCGTTAAACGTCCACCATACTTGATGTCTATCAAATACCTGTAGATAATCAAGTTTTCTAATATTGTTATAGTTAATTGGTTGATCTAATTCCTGACCATCGTCAACACCCAACAATAAAACTGCCCCGCCGAATAATCTTGACCATCTAATAAGATCGGTGACTTTTTCTTTACCATCAATCTCATCTAATGCGCCTACTATCAGATTATCAGTATCACCTTCAATTGTAAACCATTCTCTAGTCATCTCAGTTGCAATAAGATCAACGACTTTTTTAGCAAAGCCATCACCAGTATATAAATTCATTAATTGATTTTCGTCTAGTCTATTATCATATAAGTAATTAGTAGATTGTGTTCTGTCTTTACCGCGAATGCCTAGATTAGTAAGTATATTTCCCCAGCCATCAAAATTGATAACTTTATTTTTCTTCTTTGTCATCTCTTCCCCCCGAAAGATTATAAGTAGTTAATTTTAGTGTAAAACAAAAGTTAGTAAATGTGAATTATTTAGATTTTACCATCTTACCATAGCTTCATAACTAAACCTATCTTCAGTCAAATAATTTAGTGCACCTGCAGCAGCGTCAGTTTGATCATCATGTCCACCAAATGGAAACATAGATAATTCTTCAAGAAAATCATGAACCCAACCACCTTTTAGTAATTTGACATTACCTGCCTCACATTGCGCAGAGAATGGCGATGCTCTTGTTATTTTATCTTTTGTGACCTTAAATGATTTAACATTAAAGCCTGCAAGCATACGAGTTAAGTAATCAACTTCAGACTTACCAGCTTGCCCCGGATCTTGCTCTAAACCTACGACAGTACGAGTACCATCACGAACTGCTGTATTATGAATAGCTTTTTGTACATCAAGAGAACTTGCTCTAAGCCTTACTATATCTTCAATATAGAAAATGTTGTTTTTATCTTTTGACATCTTAACGCCAACTGTCCAATCGGGGTCGTTTCCATCTTTTTTAACCGTTGCAGCACGATCCCAATATCTTATTGATTTTACATTATCAACTGTTTTGGCATTTACTATTTCAAACCATCCTTTATTAAACATGCCGCCATCTGCAGGCGCAGGGCTTTGTTGATAAAGCGCAGACCATTCATAAGAACCAATTGTTTTTTTAATATTTTCTAACTGATCTAAAGGCCATCGCTCAGGCCATAGAGAATGCCCATCATCTGATATAGCAGGCATGTTAATATGCGTCCATGAATCACCTTCATTTTCAAGCAAGTACCCTGCAAGGTCATTTTGGTGCCAGCGTGTATTAATAAAAACTATAGCGCCGCCCGGTGCAAGCCTTGTATATAATGTAGACTTGTACCAATCGAGTATATTTTTTCTTATAGTGTCTGAATTTGCGTCTGCTCTGTTACGCAAAATATCATCACATATAATTAAATCCGCACCCTTACCAGTTAAAGATCCCATTGCTCCTATTGCATAATAAATACCGCCTAGATTGGTTGCGAATTTCTTTACGCTAGCGCTATCTTGACTTAGCTTTACATTAGGAAATATAAACCTAAACTTGTCATCTTCAACAATGTTACGTACCTGCCTGCCAAAATCATCTGCTAGGCTTTGCCCGTATGTAGTAAAGATTATATTTTTTTTAGGATGTCGTCCAATATACCAAGTGGGAAATATCGTAGATACTAGATATGACTTACCAAAACGCGGAGGGCAATTTATCATTAAGCGTTTGATTTCTCCTGATTCGACTTTACTTAACGCTTTAATAATAGTTTGTATATGATCGGGTCTTTGAAAATCATCTTTTATATATTGCGCATAGGCACTTAAGTGATGATAACAACCGTTAGTAATAATATCATTCGGATTCATAACTTAATTCATCATACGTTTTATTATTTAATAAATTAACTGGCTGCTTATTAAATTCTTTAATATAGCGCTTTAATATTATATCGCAGTAGTAAGGATTAAGCTCCATACCGTAACAGATCCTATTAGTATTTTCACATGCAAGCAGGGTGGTACCCGAACCTAAAAACATATCGAGTACAATCTCATTATCGCCCGCGCATAATTCAACAATACGATTTATAAGTAATATCGGTTTTATGGTTGGGTGGTCAAGACGATTTTTTTCATTAAGTTTAGTTTTATTAGTAGGTAAAAAAGACCAGACATTAGTAAAGTTTGTTTCTTTAGGTGCTACGTCTGTGTCATGACCATGATTCATAAACTTATATGCTTGATTTGCTTTATCTGAATATTTTTTCATTTGTTTTTCACCCGTTTCTATTTGTTTCCACAGTGCTCCTATATATCTTTTAAAAGATTTGATATTGGCAAGATCATAATAGAGGTTGGGGCATTTAACATCGGCATATAGTCCTTTAGTTTTTACATATTTTTTCTTACCTTTTTTATATATCATTAAGGTTTCATGTGTTCTTAAAATTTCTGGCGTTGGTGAATTATGTGCACGCTTAACCCATACAATATGATCTTTATATTTATACTTAGTATCCTCTAAACTTTTTAACCAATCGAGCATTTTAGGCATCTGATGTGTAAATGCAAAAAAGCTGTTTTCTTTTGTAAATTTATCTACTAATGATAAGCATACCTTTTCATCAATAGGATTATCCCATTTATCTATTTTAATGCCATAAGGTGGATCGATAAAACAGAAGTCGGCTTTGTTACCATTTAATAATAATGCAATGTTTTCTTCTCTTAGAGCATCACCACACATTAACCTATTATTACCTAATTGCCAAATATCATTTGGTTTAGTTATTATTCTATCTTCTTTAAATATTATTTCATTTTGATTCATAACTTAATTCATCATACGTTTTATTATTTAATAAATTAACTGGCTGCTTATTAAATTCTTTAATATAGCGCTTTAATATTGTATCGCAGTAGTAAGGATGAAGCTCCATCATATAACAAGTACGATTTGTATTTTGACATGCAATAAGTGTTGAGCCTGAACCACCAAAAAGATCTAGTATATTATTATCAACTCTTAATTCTTCAAAACACCATTCAGCTAAGGCAATTGGTTTTTGAGTTGGATGTATTCTTTTTTGCATGCGTTCAGAATCTTTTATTAATCCCTTCCACAAATGCCGAAAAATCCTAATAGACTTAAATTGAGATTTACACCATGCAAGTTCACAATCTGATTGACGATCTTTTTGTTTATCTTCAATTCTTTTATCCCATACAATCCAATTATTTGTATTAGGTAAATGACTAGCATAATTATTTGCGCCCCACCATATTTGGATAGGAATATCAAAATGTTGTATTAAATTAAATACTTTAATTGTATTATCTATATTATCATTAAAAGGAATAAAATTATTACCAGGTTGAATTGTTCCCCCAATTCTATTATTTCTATAACCTATTTTATTCATTCCATAAGGTGGATCTGCAAATAACATATCAATTTTATTATTATTGATAAGCTTTTTTATATGATTAATATCAGTACTATCACCACACATTAACCTATGATTACCTAATTGCCAAATATCATTTAGTTTAGTTATTATTCTATTTTCTTTAAATATCATTTCATTTTGATTCATCTATTATGGCCTTTGCTACTTTATGTAATTTGTCTTTTGATATTTCGACTCGCGCATCCATTTCGACATTTTGTAAAGCTTTACCATCAATACGATCTATAACATATTCAAGTGCTTTCATATCACCACCTAAGGCTTTATTTAAAAGTGTTTTAACTAAGGCATCACGCATCTGAATTGGGTCACCTTTATTATCATCAACACATTCTGCTAGCGCTTGTTTAATAGCTGGTATAAAAGATATTCTACCTTTTGGACGTCCATTAGGATTACCACTAACGCCTTTTGGAAATTTTTTGCCTTCTGGCATTTTCTTTTTTGGCATACTGCCCCCCTATAACTTACTGTTTTCATAATTTTGTATACAAACACCGATCATCTCTGGAATAATCGGTACTAAGGCATTTCCAAGAGCTATCAACCTTTGTTTACGTGTTAAACCTTCTGTCCATCCCACAGGAAATCCCATCAACCATTCCACCCAATCTGCGTTAAGTTTACCATCCTTTAATCTTGCGATATCTGGCTCGACTTCCCATTGCTCAACTCCTCTGCTGCAACGGAACAAGCTAATCTTTTCTTCTTTGAGTATTTGGCTAAAACCTCCAGCTTGCCTGTATCTTTGTAATCCCTCGCAGTCGGGGTTGGCCAAAATTGTTTTGCTGTTTTGTAATTTTGCCCCTGTTGTTTCTTTTGTAAATCCTGTTTCGTATAAGGAAAGTTTTTCTTTTGCAATAATGTTTCTGCCAGTGATGGAGTTCGCAGAACATTCCTGCCGTCTTTTCTTATCATTTTTTCTGGTGGTCTTGCCTTGGTTATTGTTGCATCCCTTGTTGTCGGGGTTGGCCACGATCCAGATGCGATCCCTTTGGTGAGGCGCGCCAATGGCGGAAGCTGGTATGCAATGCCATTCTGCATTATACCCGATCTGCCATAAATCTTGCAGGACGGTAATAAGTCCATTACTACGAAGGTTTGCCACGTTTTCGATAATTGCATATTTGGGTCTAATTTCATTTATTAACCTTAAATATTGTTTCCATAATGCTGATCTTAAACCACCTATACCAGCTTTTTTGCCAGCTATGGAAATATCCTGACAAGGAAAGCCACCACAAATAATATCAACAGAAGATTCAATATCGTTTGCAGATAATTTTGTTATATCGTCAAAAATAGGTATATCAGGCCAATATTTTGATAGAATTTTATTACATGAAGGTTCAATCTCACAAAAGGCTATAGTTTCCCATCCTGCACATTCTAAACCTAGAGAAAAACCTCCAATACCTGAAAATAAATCAAGCACTTTCATTAAAATGTATACCCCCTATTTAAACCCCTAGTTACATAATATCATTATTCTTAGAAAAAAAGCAATATATGTAATATTTTACCCTTTTAAACCATTGATATTAACTATTTCTTAACTAATTCTTGCTATACTAGTATTATAAGCATTAAAAAAGGAGTTAAACTTATGACAAAGAAATATTTTAGAACAGAAGAAAGAAATAATAAATTTAAAGAAGCAGGTATTAAATATTTAAATGGTGAAATTTCATATGAAGATTTAAATAATGAATGCCTTAATCTTTTAAAAGAACAAGATTTAGAAACTATCGAATGGATGGAATCTATAATAGAAGAATTAGATAGGTAATTTTATGAAACAAGAGACCGTAAAAATTACCGAGCAACCCATTATATTAGCATTAGCAATCATAGGTGTAATTGCCTTAATGCCTGTATTATATATCATTCCATTTCTAGTTATATTGCCTATATTATTCTTTATGATGATATTCTTTATATCTACATTTGGTTTTATTATGACAGTGACTTTAAGTATATTAATAAACTTAATTATTCATATGTCTCCATTTATTGTTTATATTCAATAGAAGGGGTTTATTATGACAATAAAAAGATTACCAATTATAGATAAAGATTTAAGAGATTGTGAAGATCTGTATTTTGAGATATTACAGATGATAGATGAATATGACATATTTGTGACAAATGTAGAAGAATTTTACAATAACAATATGCGCTACAATTCCATATTATCAGAAAACCCTAGCGACTGTTGGGAGTCTACGTTAACAGATACGCAGCTTGCTATGTGTGATGAGATATTACAGCCTAGTAGTGAGTTAGCGACATTACTTAAAGCTGAGACTATTGATGAAGCATATGACAAAAAAGATAAAGAATTATTACAAAAGATGCATCAAATAATTAGTAATTTTATAAATGAGAATATGAAGATGGCAAGATATTATATCTGCGCTATCTTATAA